CCTCCTGGGCTGCTATAACCTGGAGTCCTTTTGTCTTGCCGCGTCTGCCGTCGTACTCAATGTCGCGAACTGTGTTCGTAACGGTAAACTCGGAGCCGCCGCGGGTAATTCCTATCATTCTCTCGGTTTCAAGTCCAAAATTGATATAATTTACGCTCTCCTCAATCTGGATTTTTTCAACCTCGACTTTTGTTAAATTTTGAGCCATAATTTAGCCTCCTATAAAAAAAATTCTTGCTGACATTGATACGCGCTTATGGTATAAATCCGCTTCGGATTCGTTACGCCCGCTCTGGCTTTCTATGCCTAAATGTGCATAAAAAACATCTTCGTTTGATAATAAGTTATTAAGAGCTATATCGTTCTGGAGTTTATCGCACGTCGCCAGGAGCTCCGTCGTCGCCGTCGGCTCCTTTTCGTCTGCATATATATCGACGTCAAACGTTATCATTTTTCCGCTTTCCGCCGCCTCTAAATCGTTTATTAACTCTCCACTTATTACGGCGTAGATAAAACGGGCTTTTTTAGGCGCCTCCTCAAAGTAGCAAGTGCAAACATTGTCGTTTATTCTATTTGTAATCGCTGAAACAAAAGCGCTCGCGTCTACAGCTTTCATAATTGCCATACCTCCTCGCTATGCGCCGCTCTGGCTATTTTCTACCACTAACGAGGTACATACGAGCTCGGTAATTTCTCCGTTTCTGTCGTATGTTCTCAAAATGCGGTAACGCGTTTTGTTAAAGTCGAAATATTCCTCTCCGCGATATTCCTCGGAACGTATTTCAAACATTAACTCGGGCTTAAAGCCTTGCGCCTGTGCCTGGTAAAATTCGCTCTGGCGGATACTTTTTTTATTACAATACACGAGGCGTCGTGTGGTTTCGCTGTATGGCTTTCGGAACTTGTCGAGTTTCTCTGTTTCTTTAACCAAATAACCAATATCGCGCCATAACATAGCATTACCCCTCTCGGTATTCGGAGGATAACATTAAACGCGTTCTAATGGCTTGATATGCGGCGCGGTATTTCTCCGCGTCCGCATTATCTAAACCAAATTCAGCTTTAACGTATGTCGTTATAGCCCTCTTAATGAGAGCGTCGTTTTCGTCCTCCGTTTTCGACGGCGAAATTCCGCCTATTCTCAAATCGGTTTTAGCCGCTTCGATTAGCGCGGAAATTTCTTCGTCGTACATATCGTGGTTAATTCGGAGTACAGCGCGCATATCGGATATTAAATTATTCGATACGCTCATACGCTACGCTCCTTTACGCCTTTGTACCATAAACAAGGCTGTCGGGCTGTGCCGCACCGCTCAAAAGCATATAGCCTGTGTAGTCGTTAATACGGTTTTTACCGCTGACGTCCTTTGTAATGGAAAGAGGCTCGTTTGTGTTCATTCTGTAGTAACGTCCCATAGCGCCGATTACGAAATCGTCGTCGTTCAAATACGGGTCAACCTCGACAACGTATGTCGCGATACTCTTAACACCCTCGGAGTTGATAGGAGTATATACAAAACGTCCCTCGTTATCTTTCATAAACGAAATTGTTTCGACGATAGCGTTTGAAACGTAGAGTTTCGCTCCGATTTTCTTCTTTTTCGGAAGAACTTTAAGAGCCGCGGAAATAGCAGTAAGAACGTCGCCGTCGTATGTAGACTTAATAGCGTCCTTTGTAATACCGCTCATTTCGTTGTTACCGCTACCGTAAATAAGCGCTGTAACTGCCGCGTCCTTAACCTGTTCTGTGAGTTCCTGGATAATGTAGTCAATAAAGCCGTCTACGCTCATAGCTTCGAGCTTCCAGGTTACGCGGATAGTTTCGGAAATTTCGGAAACACCGAGAACGAGTTCCGCCCACTCTACGGAGCCGTCTTTGTTAGCCTTGCCCTCTGTCTGGTTTTCAGCTCCCGAGCCGTCTTTTCTGTACGGGAATTTAATAATACCAGGTACGGCGGTTTTAGCCGCGTCGCGGAACAGAGGAGAGGTTAAGCCGATAGCTTCCATAAGCGCCATATTAACAGATGTCGGAATAAACAAACCTCCGTTATTTACGCCGTCGGCGCCCTCGGAACCCGCTACAAATTCCGTCGCTGTTGTTGTCAATGCAATGTCTACGGCTCTCTGTTCGTCCGCTGTAAGGCTTCTGCACATAAGGGTTTTAGCCCACGCCGAACGGTAAACGGGAGATTCTAAAACGTTGTCGCGTGTGAGCTGTGCCGCTCCGCGCTGTTCTCCACCTACGAGGGGATTTTCGATAGGTGAGGGATTGCCGCCGCCCGCGTTCATTCCGTCGAGCGCGCTTTTTCTCTGTTCAAGTCCGAGGTATTCTGTTTCAAGCTCGCGGAGCTCTCTTGTAATATCCTCCATATTTACCTCGCCGTCGCCCTCCAGGAGCGCTCTAATTTCTGCCTGTCTTGAACGAATTTCGTTCATTCTTTTAATAATCTTATTCATAAAAAATTACCTCCAAAAAATTAAAATAAATATGTTTTTGCAATCAGCCTTTTTCTTGCCTCGGCTTGCTCCATAGCCTTAAAGGCTTTCGAGTGCTCCTCCTCAAAAAAGCCCCTGGCGGAAATAGCTGTTTCCTCATACGCGGGAAAATCCACCGCGGAGAAATCGTAAAGTTTTTTGACCTTTGTTATTCTGCGAGTCCTGGTCTGTGAGTCGTAGGACGCCTCGCGAATCGAAAACGAAAAGCTCATTTTGTCGATTAGCTCGCTCTTTACGTCCCTGTATAGCTGTCTATGTCCCTCGTCCTCGCCATTAAGAGAAATAGTGCAATCTATACCGCTCTCGGTTATCTCGTGTTTAAGAGTGCCGTTTCTGTTTCTGGCGTACACTCTGCCGCCGTGGTTATAGTTAAATATAAAGTCCGAAAAATCGCACTCGTCGAACGCGTGTCGGTCTATAACCTCGTAATACTTAACGCCGTCCCACTCATAGAGGCAAGTAGGCGTTTCAAATACTACAGGAGTTCCGCGCAAAATAAGCGCGGAGCTGTCAGCGCTTTCCTCGTTCGGAACGAGAACACCGTTTATATTTCTGTACTCTCTGCCGCTTTTAAGCATTATTTCACCTCCGAGCCGTTCGGCAAATAAATTTTAGCTGTGGGGTTCGCTTTCTTAACAGCCGCTAACGTTTCCTCACTCGGTAAGTGAGAAAAGTTAATAATTGTCTGGTCTTTTGTTTTGAAAGTGCTATATCCCTTAAAGCTGTTTTTGCCGACTTTTTTTGTTTCTCCGTTATTCTTCGGAGCCGCCGCCTGTGTCGCCGCCGTTGTTGTCGGGTTCGTTGTTTCCTGGGGCTTGTCCGCCGCCTTTTTGGTTGTTGCTTTCTTTGTTGTTTTCTTTTCCGCCATTCTCGCCGCCTCCTTTCCCGCTTAATTGATAGTCGTCGGCTTTTTCGGAGTTTACCATATTGAGCGTCTGCACTCTACGCGCGCCCTCCTCGCCGCCGATAGGCGCCATATTAAATATTTCTAATACCGTATCGAGCGACGCCGCTCCGATATTAGTTAAGAATTGAGCCGCTGAAACTTTTGTAGTTATAGAGGCGTATTGTAAGCGGTTCGCCTCAAACAGAACCTCGTTACCATAGCCCCGCTCCTTATCGGTAAAAAGGCTATTTGTGAACGCCTGGGACAACTGTATAGCGAACGGCTCTATTTCGCCCTCATAAAATGAGTTCCACTCGTCCTCTGTAAATTTGTTTTGAACGATATTCTCGTTCGTTCCGAAATAGTCGTATATTTCATTTTTGATGTACGTTAATTGTCCCTGGGGAATCGGTGTCGATTTATTGTCGAGGTTCGTATAGTCATATTTACGGTCTGTAACAATAATTCCGCTACCGTTGTTTGATTCCATAAGGTTATCGCGAACGAAATCGTCGCGGCGTTTCTTTAAGTCTGTGTCCTTTGTTGAGTCCTGGACTTTCAAAATACCGCGTATAATAGCGACAAGCTCGGCAAATTTACTCATACTCTGGTTGAATTTGTCCGCTGTTTCCAGAACAGGCATAAGGGCGCCGTTTCTGGAACCGAAAATATCGTTATCGTGAAAGTGTCGGCGGATATGTATTAAGTCTGTATATTCGCAAATATAGCTTTTTCCCGTCGAGAATCTCAAACGGGCATACAGAACATTATTTTTTTCCAACAGTTCCACCGCTGACGCATTTACAGGGTAAAAGCCCGTAATTTTTCCCGTGTTGTCGTACATCTTGTATATAATGGCGTTGTTTGAAATCTTATAATCAGCCGCCACCTTATAAAAAAACGCATAAGCCGTCATATACGGGTTAGGCTGAAACTGTAACAATCGGTCTAAATGTCCGTTGACGTTTGTTATAGTTCCGTCGCCGCGGCGTATGTGTCGCGCCGTGAGCTTCGCCGCATTACGGGCGAAAGAATCAACAGCCGAGCGAACAGTTCCGACGTCCCAGGCTTTCCCCGAAAACGGAGTAAATGTAGTCTGCCAACTGTTTAATAATCGGAATTGTTCAAAGTGTCCCGAGGGCTCTTTTTTGCCTCCGAAAATTCGCTCAAATAATCCTCGTTTTTCCAAGTGTGAATCACCCCACATTATACATATAATCCTCAAAGTATTTTACATAAATAACCCAGGCATTAAGCAAGGAAACGGCGCCGTCTATGCGGCGTTTTTCTTTGATTTTTACAGGCTGAATATTGTTTATTCCGCTCTTTTTCTCGCCGACATTAGACAAGCACCAGGCGAGAATAGGGTTATTATTATAATTAACTATCTTATCCGCCAGAGCCGCGCCCATTTCTCGCATAGGCTGACTCCAGGTAAACGCGCCCTGGGCGACGGGTTCCATATCGAAAGAGTTATTTTTCATTTCGTCCACCCAATAGCCCGCTAACGCTCTATCGTAACCGACTTTCCAGGCGTCTATTTTGTACTCGTCGCGCATTTGACAAAACCACTCCGTAACGGCGGAGAAATCGACTCTGTTTCCCTCGCAAACGGTGAGGAGTCCGCGTTTTTCCCACGTCTTATACGGCGCCTCTTTTGTGTTTTTTTCGTCGAGCATATCTATTTTTTTTCGAGGTAAAAAATAATGCTGTAAAACGTAAACTGTGCTGTCCTCTGGTTTGCGAATTAACAACGTCGCGCACGTTAAGTCGGTTGTAGCTGACAAATCGCAACCGCCCACGGCGTAAGTGTCGTAAACGTCGTCCATTGTAAACGTTGCTTTATTTTCTATCTCTGCGAAAGTAAGC